CATAATCGCTTGTGTCGTAGAATCCACAAGGTCATCATGATCGCCATATGGGAATGCCGCGCACTCTTCAATGACCTCCTCAGCAAATTTTTGCTCAGGAGCCCATACCATACCAGATTCAAATAAAGGTGCAACTGCATTTACACGGGCATGCTTGTCATTGCCTTTTGACGGGGTAAAATTCACAACCGGTATATCCATCTTCCTTAACTCGTATGTTAGAGGTAAACCTGATGCTTTTGCTTCCACAATAACTGTTTCAGGCTGCCAATATTTATATTGATCAAGGGCCAGTCTTCTAAGTTCTGGAAACTCGTACCTGCCTTTTATAGCATCTAATAATATTAAATTAGCACCACTATCTTCATCTGGATAGAATATACCCCATGTTGTAATAGCTGAGTAATCTGCAGTTTCTTTTTTAAGAAACGCCGTATCGTAAGATTGTATAACGTGATGTAGTTGTGGAATATCATCACCTTCATAGGTACGCCACCATTCTCGTTTTA